TCTTGCAAGGTAAACAACTGAATGAATTCAACAACACCGCAATGTTAATTGCTAATCGTGATGTTATCACTAGCAATTATGATGTGGCAGTGATTGCTAGTTTGCCTTCAAGTTATGAGCGTGGTGTTAAACAACAAACAGCAGAACAGCGCATTAATTTCGCACGTGGTGGCTATATCAGTACGCCCGGCAACAAAATTTCAACATCTATTGAGGTGTTGAAGTCAGTGTATTCTGTCAAATGGAATACACATTATATTACTGGTATCAATGGGGATGACCAAGTAGTATTTTTCGCTTTCAAAGAACAACTACCAGTAGGTAAGTTTTTTGATATTTATGGTACAGTTAAAGCACATCGTGATAACAGTACCCAACTAAATCGTGTAAAGGTAATTAAATGACAAACGAAAACAATGAAAACGTTGAAAACGTTGAAAATAAGCCGATGACGAGTGATGACACAATCAAACGAATTAGGCAACAAAACCCTGGGGTTAAAATTAAAAAAGTTAAGGGCGGTGGATTTCAAATTTCTAATCCACGTGCGCCTAGTCCATTATTAACCAATCTTATCAAACGAGCAACAAAATGAAAAACTTTATTGTAGGTTTTATTCTTGGCATTGTAGTATCAACAGTTGGCTTTAGTGGTATCGCTAAGATGGCTGACAAAGGTGTTGACAAGGTCAAAGAAGTAACCATCGAACAAGCTAAGTGAAATTTAAACGTAAACAACTGGAGAATAAAATGGGACTTGATATGTATGCTTATGTTGGTCGTCCCGGTCAACGTGATGAGTTTTATGAAAAATCTCATTGGGATGAACAGACCAATGAGTTAGTAGGTCCTGTAAGCAAGCCCGTAGAAATTGCCTATTGGCGCAAGCACCCTAGTTTGCATGGTTGGATGGAACAACTTTGGGAGAAAAAAGGCTATCCAGGTGGCGACAAGGATGACACCTTTAATGGCATTGAACTTGAATTGTCTTGGGAAGACATTGACGAACTTGAACATACAGTGCGTCATGGTAAACTTCCATTCACAGAAGGTTTCTTCTTTGGTAAGCCTGCTGATAATGTTTATTATGAAGATGACCTCAAGTTTTGTATTGATGCTAAGGCAGAATTGTTCTTGGGTCTCAAAGTGTTTTATAACAGTAGCTGGTGATGTATATCACAAACAAATATGATTCAGTCAGACTGCCCTATAGTGAAGAACTATTAGAGTGGTTGACTGAAACATATCCTTTCTCAAAGTATAGGGTAGTAAAATGAACTTATCATACCACAGCAAAAACAAATTGATGCAAACATTTGCACATTGGCAAGTGCCTAAAGAGTTTGCTGATCCTTTCTACAACTATCTTGTGTTTGGTTATACACCTGGCAGTTGTTTCACAAGTGTCCTGGCTAATGATTTTGCAAGTGCAATAGCACGTAGTCATCCTGCTAACACTATTAGCGCATTTAAGACATTGGTGGGTTGGATGCGTGATACTATGCCAGAAGAAGCATATGGCAGTTATGAAAAAGTCAAAGCTTGGTGTGGCATCAATCCAGAACAGCGTAGGATAATTTTAGAACACAATGGTTTAGTTTTCACAACAAAAGAAGAAGTAATTAAAATTCTAAAAGATGAACCTTCAACTGAACCACATTTGTATTAAGGGAATATATGGCAATACTATATCGCATTAAACCAACTGATAAAAAATCAGTTGAGGCATTCTATGATGTATACAAACGAATGCCTGATGGCACTATTCGTGGATGGAATGTAACTGAAACATATCGATGGGGTCAAGGCTTTGTTGAAAATGAAAATGAACTTCCTTATAGCGATGACAAATCTCATAGTGTTGATCCTCAAATTGGTTGGGGTTGCGAACTAGATGACCTTTGTGCATGTTGGTTTGAATTTGATGACAGTTTCACCGACGAAGAAAAAGAACAAATTGAACAACTATGGTATGAGGGTGACCCAAATGATGAAGATGGTCGATGTGGTGCGGCATGGTTATATGATTACAGCGATTGGGAAATAGAAGAAGATAGTATTACAATTTTGGGTCCGTTTGAGGTTGACAAAATTGACGAAAACGTGTATAATAAGAGCTTAGAAACAGTAGAACTTAAACAGCGTCCACCTTTTGTAGCAACAAATGCGTGGCCATTCTCAGGATAATATATGAACGAACAAATTGAAAAACTTATCTCTGAGTCTATTAAGGCGATTCCTGACCATGTAGACTTTGATTTGCCTAAAGAGTTTACCGAAAAGTTCGCCGAGTTGATTGTGCGGGAATGTGCTAAAACTGCTGAACAACACATTGACGAACGGTGTTATCGAGACTATGGGGTTGGCGTGAGGCTCAAAAAACATTTCGGAGTTGAAGAATGAGTGCAAGTTGGATCAATAAACTAAACGAATCAGATAGTCGCCTTCACAAGGAAGACGTTCTCAAACAAGCATTAGAGGCAAGTGTTCTTGGTAGCACTAACAGCCAAGTATTCTTAGGCTTTCTTAAGGCATGTTATAATCCTTATGTGACATTTGGTGTCAAACAAATTCCTGATACAGTCGGTATTGTTGATGCAGAAAATCCATGGAGTGAATTCAATGAACTCATGTTGCAACTTAGTCAACGTAGGTTGACTGGTCATGCCGCACGTGATGCTATCAATGAAATGAGTGAACGGTTCGATAGTATTGAATGGAACACATTCCTTGCACCAGTATTGCGCCGAGATATGCGAGCCGGCATTAGTGATAAAACAATCAACAAAATCTGTAAGGGTACTGATTACGAAATTCCAATCTTTGGTTGCCAACTAGCAACTAACAGTGAGGGTCGTCCTGAGATGAAGGGCATCAAACGTCTTGAACCTAAGCTTGACGGTGTACGTGTATTACTAATGGTTATCCCTAGTGATGACGGTGATGTGGTCACCATCTGTTTCAGTCGTAATGGTAAACAGTTTGACAACTTTGGTCACATTGAGAATCAGGTACGTGAGAACTATCTTAAAATTGTTCGTGCTTGTAATAGCGTAGATCAAGGTCGAAGTCTAATTGAAGGTTTTGTACTTGATGGTGAAGTGATTGGTAATACATTCCAAGAACTGATGCGACAAGCACGTAGGAAAGATAACGTTCAGGCAGAAGATAGTGTGTTTAATATCTTTGATATTGTTCCACTACAAGACTTCCGTCGAGGTCATTGGAACGCACAACTACGCAAACGCATTGCATTGCTTGATAGTATTCGTCCTGTAGTTGACACAATGGATAATGTTGAATTGTTGCCACACATCATGGTTGACCTTGACACAGCGGCAGGCAAGGATCAACTTGAACGTTATGCTAAGGACAATGTGAATGCAGGGTTCGAAGGCATCATGATTAAAGAGTTAGAAGCCCCATATCAGTGCAAGCGTAGTACTGATTGGATGAAGTGGAAACCCACTATTACTGTAGACTTGGAGGTCATCGGTGTTGAAGAAGGTACTGGACGTAATTTGGGACGAGTTGGAGCTCTTGTTTGTGCCGGAGTTGATGACGGTAAAGAGATCCATGTCAATGTTGGTAGTGGCTTTAGCTATACTGATAGAGATAATCTTTGGAGTGACCGTAATCTGGTCATTGGTCGAACTTGTGAAATCTTATGTGATGTAATCACACAGAACCAAGATGGAACATACAGTTTGCGTTTCCCCAGATTTGTTCGTTTCCGTGATGATAAGTGATACAATGACATTAAACGAATTCTCAATGTTTGTCACCGGTGTATTCTGTGGCATCTTTATTATAGAACCAATTTGGCGTATCGCCAAAGTAATTTACAAAAACGCTAAGGAGGCGCAAAATGGTAACAATCGTTAAACATGAATGGCATCAACATGATCGCCAATATGCAATTGAACTTGATGAAGCATTACTAAGTGAGATTTATCCTGACTTGGATGAAGATGAAATTGCACAGAAACTTGCAGACATTGAATCAGGTGAAGTTGATTACGAAGAAGTTATCAATGACGCCTATGAAAACGATGTAGAGATTGAATGGGACTTTCAATACGATGACTGTTGGACTGACCGTAAAGGTGGTTATGAAGTTACCTATGAACTAGGTGATGAAGACAGTTGGCATACTGAACCTGAACCCCCACCGCATACTCACAAATGCACT